TTATCTATAAGTCACCCTAACTGGCTTCGGTTCTTCATGGCCTTGCAAGTAGTGATCTGTCATTTTTTCAGTTGCATGTCCCGCCAATGCTTGGGCATATGATTTTCCATATTTCTCGGTAATATTGAAAATACCAAGCGCACGCAGATCATGAAATGATGGTCGTTGTCTTGGTTCCAAATGGTCACAAGCGCCAGACAAATCACGGTATTTCTGAAATTGCTTTGTTAAGTGATCCTCCGTTACTGCATAAGGGTGCGGTTTTGCAATACGATTATGTTCAGTAATGCGTTCTGGACGAGTAGCAATTAGATGTGGACAATTCAAACGAAATGAATTGGCAATACATTTAACTACTGTCTCGGCAAGTTCCGGGTGCATATCAACTTCAATATAGACCGGCTTATCATAATTTAGAGATTTATGCTGTAACACTGTGAACGTGTTTTCTTTCACATTTACCGCCGTGCGTAATAGCATCACCAAATCACCACGGCGCTGGATTGAGTGTAATGCTAGGTCAATGGCGAGTTGCAACCAATAAGGGCAAACTGCATAAATCTGTGCAAGCATTTCATTACTTAGGCGTTGACGAATCTTCTTAGGCCGTATCGGTTTAAGAGTTTTCTCAGCAATATTTTCAGCTATCCATCCATTTGCCACAAAATACTTAAAAATATCGATCAGTAAAGAGCGATGTTTTTCTGCCTGATAAGGTGTTTGTTCTTTTAAAAAGGTTGCTAACATATTTAAAGTCATTTCAGAGCAACTGAGCTGACCCCATTTTTCAATGTACTTGTCGCAATTGGCATTAATAATTTCCAGTGTTGATTCGGCATAAGTTTTCTCTGATAAACGCAATTCAAGAAATTCTTTAAGGCCATTTTCAAAAGTTGGAATTTTATTTTCAACTTTTCGATTCACTTCAAGTATTTTTGCAACTATGTCTGGGTGTCTTTTCAGTGCTGCATTTAAAGCCATGGCTGCAACAATTGCTTCATTACGATCTTTACCCAGTGACTTGCGCTGCCCATTTGGTAGTACATAACGAAAGTAAATTGTGCCATTGGCCTTTTTATCTGTTTCAACATGGGGAGGGAGGTCTAAACTCCCTTTTCCCCGTGGACGTGGTGTCATGATGTTATATCTCAGCTAAAATTCTATCGGCGATAGCATTCCCTGTGATTGGCGGTGTCTGTAGATCAATCTTTGGGGTTTCACAACTGTAAAAGATTGGCTCACCCCAAGTTGTACATTGCACAAACCAATGGGTGCCGCGTTTAATGCCACTTAACCAGCCACGTTCAATATGACTTACCAAAGTTGCTCGGCATGGGCGCGACTCCTCATCAAAATAATTTTTAGCGAAGATTGAGAGTTTAATGTGTTTAATGTTGTTAGACATATTTCCTCCAATCGTATGGCATTAAATATTAAGGTTTCGCTTCGTATGGCTGAATTTGATAATTCATCCCTTAGCGTCCCCAATCTTCATAAAACCAATCCAATGTGTATTGGCACGTTTACCGCTCGGATGTCCGAATAGTGGTTTTTGATCTGTTAAAGCTAGAATTTCACTAACTTTAATCTGTGTTTCATTCCATTTAAAAATCAACATTCCGTTAGGTTTAAGTACACGAAAACACTCTGAGAAACCTTTGGCCAAATCATCTTTCCAATTTTCACCCAATTTCCCATACTTCAAAGCAAGCCAACTTTTATCGCCCGCACGAACCAAATGAGGTGGGTCAAACACCACAGCATGAAAAGTTTCATCTTTAAAAGGCATATTTCTGAAATCCATTTCGATATCTGGACTGATTTCAAGTGAACGCCCATCACATAAAATATGTGATTCTTTACGTATATCCCCAAAAGTCACGTTTGGATTGCTACGATCAAAATGAAACATACGGGAACCGCAACAAGGGTCTAAAACTTTTGTACTCATCCCTCTGCTCCCGATTCGCTTTTGCCTAATTTGATACAACCTTCCTCAGGTAAATCTGCATACCAACAGTAGTACCCTGATCCGTCATAACCATCTTCGAGCCATTTAATTGTCATTTCGGTTTCCATCTGGAATTGATCTTTTTCACCGTCTGGCGCACCGAAATCAAAAGCTTCTTTTAAATCAGCACAAGTTAAAGTGATACTATGTGTGTGAGTCCCTGTCACAGCTTGAGTTTTGGAATCTTCAAGCTGTTCATCTCTTAGCTTGGCGCATTTAAGCCAAGCATCCCAGCGACTATTCATGTTGCTTATTTCTTTCTGAGTAATTTCAGAAGGATTGTTTGATCTAGTCATAAACAATTCATGCTCATGACTAAAAATAATGTCTCTTCTTCCTTTGTAATATTGGAAGGTATTTAGAAAAGCTTCACTTTCCTTTTTTAAATCAACCATTAGCCCTCTCCAAGAAAAGTTGTCTCTAACCACCAGTTATTGTTTTCTTGAAGATATTTTTCATGATCTTCTTTGCTGCCTTGCCATTCCTCAAAAGAAATCGCATCCGCAATGGATTGACCAACTTTAGGGAAAGCCTGCAATGCTTCTTTTTTAAGACGATAAACAAGCTGCTTCCCAATTTTTTGTGTAGGAACAGGGTGGAGAAGTACTGAATCTGGTTCTTCTGGAATATTGACTGCCCATAGTTTTTCTTTATTCATGCTGCATCCCCCGATTTCACACTTTCTATTAGTTCAGATTTGATTGCGAATAACTGAGCTTTAGAAAGTTTGTGCAAATGTTGGAATTTATTATTTAAGTTTTTCAATTGTTTCAATTGATCAGCAGAATCAATGGTTCCAATTAATCGTTCAGGTGCAATCAAAATTGAATTGCCATTTTCAACATCGGTACAAGAATAAAAGCCTCTTTTTACCTCATCGATTTTGAGTAATTTAGGCACAATAATGCAGTTCGAATATTTAGAGCGAACAATTGCAAACTTACCAATTAACTCATTATTAAGTTTTGCTTGGCCTTTGTTTTTGCTTTGTTGATTTAAGGATTTATTCTGCATTGTTTAGCTCCTTGATACTGTTACGCCAAGCTGCAACGACTTGCTTCATTTCTTCTTCGGTGCGATAGGCTCCATACTGAATATGTAACTTATCTACCAGATCATCTGCGTATGTGTGATAGTCATAGCCAGTGCCATGAAATGGAGATATAAACCAATATTTTTCACCTTTTTGGGGTTTAAATGGTCTTGGTATTTCAAGCTCAATTTTTTTGGTCTTTTGCTTTAGTCGAAAACCATGTGAGGTTAAAAAAATATCCAAAGGTGTGTCAGCATCAATTAAGGTGGCTTGATCGTTATAAAGAAACTCAACCTCATAACCATTCAACCATGCGGTAAAAGCCTGCAAACTACCCAGTAAAGCAGATGTTTGGGTAGTGCGTTGCCATAAAATTTGATGACGACCTGATTGTTCTGATAAAAGCCATTCACCTGCATATGAATAAAATTGAACTCCACTATCTTTGTAGAATTTGTTATTACTACGATAGTCTTCAGCACCCTTTGGAATTGCAATCCAATTCTCATGACCAAGCATCTTTTCTTTAACTTCATGCTCAGCCAAAGCTATGTATAAATAGCCACGAGTGGGGTCTAGGAATTCACGTACTATAGGTTCATTGATTGGTTTGACACAGTTTTTAAGGTAGTTCTCATAAGCGCTAGTTCCGTTATAAGCTGACTTAAGCCACCCCTCGCCACCCCAGTAATACATAACATTATCACTTGTTATGAATAATGCTTTACCGTCATTGTCGAGGTAATTAGCGTCCTTGACGTCATCCCGGTTCAACACAACAAGTTCTTGAAGCTGATCAATAGTTAAATCTTTTGCTTCAATGCCGTGATAGTCATATCCATCGTCATATGTCACATATCTTACGGTTTTATCTGCCATTGCGTAGATCACATGGATGTCATCTTTTGGCAAATTCCCAAGTACATAACCAAGATCATTAAGAGCAACAGTAACCTTAGAGATGTCTAACCCATTTTTGATATTGATTTTGTAGTTATCCATGAATTGGCTCCTTTAATTGAACTTTAAAATCAACTGTAGGAGCAGAGATAAACACAGATGGTGGTAATTCAACTGCAAGACCAGCACGTTTAATTAATTCCCAGACAAGTTTTCCTTCCTCGGTAATACGCATACAACCATAAATTTTGTCGTGAGCTTCTTCTTGAGGAACAGGTTCAATAAGTCCCTTTTCTACAAGGACCTGACTGCTGCGCGAAGGAGTGAAAATAAATTGCTCATGGCAAGCATAAAATTTCAAGCAATCTATTTGACGGCGGCTCAAGTTCAAATTGAACGCGCCACTTGTGACGTAGTCTACAAATGCATTGTTAACTGTATTCATTGTGATTTCCAAATTACTTATTAATCTCGGTCTATACAGCGGTAACCATTAAAATTAAATGTGACCCATCGCTTACAAGCGCCAAGCGGGTAATACACATATTCGGTTCCACTTAATACAGACTTTGACTTGCGTGCCTGTTTAGCTTTCTCAGTTACATAGCTTTTTTTGCTATATGAACGAGTACTGTTTGTTTTCATGCCGTTGAAAGAACGCGTTGTTGAAGCTTTAACTCCTGCCGTAGAGTTTTTTGCTTCAGCTTCTTTAGAACAGCCTATGATGATCAGTACACTGAAAATTAAATATAATAATTTCATTTACTAATCCTATTTAATTTACGAATCCCCGAATCGGCGGATGGTGGGGAGCCCATCATGGAAACTAATACGCCTAACGCTTACACTTCCTAGTTACTACTTCACGTTGAGTAGGCTCAACGGATGATAGGGAGGCTATCTTCACTATTTCTACAGCGTCTAAATAGTTACAGGCTGATCCACCTTGCTTACAGCCAAGCAAACATCCTTGTTAGTGCACGTAAAAACCTTAAGAAGCAGTTCCTTCCAAAATAGTGACAGCGGATTAACACCAGGAAGTTCAGTAATTACTTCTTGGTCATCGACAACTTGAACTTCTTGTTTACCGTTGCGAAGATATTCGATGGTGTCTGCCATTGATTTTTCGATAGCTTTTTCTAATTGATCTAAGTCATACCAGAAAGTGATAGTGCCGTTTGTAATGCGATAACGGAAACGTGCTGGAAGGGCATAATGTTCGCCACCACGGTGAATTTGAATACCGAATTTAATGTTTTCAGGAATAGTTAATTTACCTTCACGACCTGCTGTTGCTTCAATCGTTTCGTTATAGGTCAAAGTAACTTCGCCGTTATTTGTACGAACACCTGATTTAAAATCAATTTTGGTATTCGCTGATAATGTTTGAACAATTTCGTATAGTTCAGTGGCAACAGGTTCAGCAATATAAGGCATGATGTCTTCAAGGAACAAAGCAAAGTCTTGCTGTAAGAATTTTTGACCTGAAGAATTTTCAATTTTTTTAAATTCAGTTGTTTTATCTACAGTGAAGTATGCTACATGAGCACAATTTCGTTGTAAGGCATTACTGTTATATCCACCAACTGAAACAGCTTCATGGTAATCAAGAATAGCCTTCACTTTACCGGCCATAACATCCACAAAAATTACAGAGTTATTATCTGCAAAGCGATTTACATAAGAAATTAAATCTTTAGCGGTATGTAAATTTACTGATTGCTGCAAGTTTAGAGGACGATCAAGAACCTCATCAAACTTATGAACTTTACCTCCTTCAGGTATCACAACAAATGGGATAGCATCGAGAACTTTTGGCGCTTGTTTTAGGCTTTGCATGCCTAAGTTATATGCGGTTTCAATATTATGGTTAAGTTCAGTCATGTGACACCTGTATTAATTAAGGGGTTTAAAAGATTGTTTTTTATCAGCAGGAATTGATTTCAATTCAACTGGACCAGACTCTGAAACTTGTTCAAGTTTCAATTTTTGTTGACGTGGATCTTCACGTACTAATTGCTGATCACCGTCAGTGAAAAGAACCGTAGGTTCTTTATCAAACTTAGGTAATGTGGATTTCACATCATCCATAATTTTGAATGTTCCACGACCATTTGGCTTAATCGTCAAAGTAACGGTTACTTTTGAAACTTTTCCCGTATCATTTGACGCTTGAAGTGCTTCAGTTAGAAGGTCATCAAGCTGGTCTATGGGGTCGCCGTGTTGCAAGTTGCCAAGCGTTTGGCAAAATGAAGTCTTTTTAGCTGTCATGTTATTAACTCCAATAACTGCTATTTCAATATCTTGTGGTGTTTAAGCTTCTTGCGTAATGTTCCACGGTTAATACCAAGAACTTCAGCAGCTTCTGTTTGATTACCGCGTGTTTGAATTAACACTGCATTGAGCAATGGCTTTTCAAATTTATCGAGAGCAACTTGATAAGCATTGCTACGGTTTGAATTAAAAAATTCAACTGGCAAGCTGGAAACTTCATTTTCTAGAGGCTGAGCAATTGTCATTCTTCATCACTCTCTTCATCCGATGAGTAGCCTTTTAGCTCTACCGCTAAAGCATCACGGTCTTCAGGTGATTTATACCGTTCACTATGAAGAGCACCATCTTTGTATTCTTTGATAAACCAAAAGTTATAACCTTCATCGAAGGCTTTAACTGTGCACGTAAGTTTGAATTGCTCAATCCATTTTTCTAAAACTGGTGTTGGGCTATCCCATGCTGTATCAAATTCAATAGAATTTTCAGTGGTGGTAACTTCATAAGCATTCCACTTCGTTCCCCAGTTTTCTGTGCGCCAGCTATACCAAGTTTTGTGACCATAGGTGTCTACGTTAGAAATAACTTTTTGACCGAGTTCTAAAAGTTTTTCTCGCGATTCTTGAGAATCACCAACATATTGATGCGCACGTTCTAAATCTCTACGGGCAATTTCACTTTTCGGATCAAAAAAACCGTCTTCAAAGTATTTTTCTATTTGCTCATTACTATAGTTTTTCTTCTCACCATTTGTTAATGCATAGGCAAGGGCAAAATCAGTAAGTGAACCAGATTCAATATCGAGAGACTCTGGCATAGGAATAATTTTGTTGAAGTCAAATGCACTATCATCGCCTTTGATGAATGCCAAAGCTTCAGCAGCATTAGTCGAAGTAATTTCAACTTTATTAGTAACGTAATTAGGCATCTTTTAAGCTCCTGTAGCGTACTTTGCCGCGATTTTTGCAGCCACAGCACCGCAAACGAACCAGAAAGAAAAACCTAAAAAAGCAAAGCCAATCATTTTTGCAAAAGCTATTGCATTTGCTTTAATACGAGCCAAGCGAGGAACTCTTTGCTCCTCAGGTGTAGGTGGGCGGTAGAGAATAGGAGTCGTTTGACTCTGAATAGTTTTTTGTTTCATAATCAACCTCGTTAATGGAAAGCTCTGCATGTGTTTGGTCGCCTTGCAGGGTTTTTTGTTGTTTACGAGGTAAAATTTAGCAGTAGCTAAAAGTTTTAGCAATACGTTTTGCTAAATTATTTTACACTCATTTAGCAAACTATTGATTTATTATAAAATTTAGATATAAAAAAAGCCTGCATTTTTAGCAGGCTGTAAATTTATTTATTTTGTTTCTATATGTCACCACCTCTCCAAGCAAGGTGCGCAACTATCTGAATATTATTCAATTCTTCTTTAGTCAAGAATTCATCTGGATATAAATCTTTATTAGGATTATCACTTACAATTCTTAATCCGCCGTCTTTCAAGTTCTTGAATAGACGTTTGATACGTAATTCATTGTTTGCAATAAATGCATAAACATTGCCAGTAATAACTTGCTCATATGTCTTAACAGTAACATTGGCTAAAAGAATATTATTACTTTCAATGGTAGGGGACATACTATCGCCATCTCCACCCATCACGGCAGAACAACCAAATTTAGGTGAAATGCCCTTACTACGTAACCATGACTCGCGAAATACTAAGCCACCTTTAATTAATTCATTTTCGTTTGTATAACCTAAGCCACAAGCTCCTTTTACATCAAATTGGGGAACTAGAACAAAGTCAGACGGATCAATAGATTCTGCTAAATATTCATTACCTAAATTGCTGATATGGTTAGCACTTGGTCTTAAAATACCATTTTCCATAACTCCGTCTTGAAGTACTGGTTCGCCCATCGGTACATCAAAAGCATATGGTTTTAACTTGAAGAATTCTTCAAGACTTCTGGCCTTTGAATCATCAATAAATCTTTCTCCACTCTTAAGTTGAGAAATATAAGAACCATTGGTCAAACCCATTGCTTGAGCCATCTCTTTTTGGTTCTTATAGCTATTTTCAGCCAACAGTTTGTCGACCATATAGACAAAATTTTTTCGTCGGATTTCTTTAATTTCCATAGTCAACATAATTTATAAAACCATTTAGCAAATTGTAACTTTTTTGGTAAAAAACTGCGAATTTATATATTGCTAAAACTTTTAGCTGCTGCTAAATTATATTTAGATTTTAGCAACGAGTTTTAGCAATGCAGAAACCGTCCTTAAAACAGTATTTCTCTTCTTTGTCTGAAGAACAGCAAAAGGCTTTTGCTGCAGCCTGCGAAACGACAACTGGGCAAATAAAGCAAATCATGTATGGGTATCGCCCATGTAATCCGAGTTTAGCCATCAATATTGATCGCGAAAGTAAGGGTCAGGTTCGTTGTGATGATCTCTGCCCTGATACGGATTTTGATTACTTGCGCCGTACTCCAAAACAAAAGCGAACTGCATAAACACATTATTCACGGCGAATAAATGTGCGTAAACGTGAAAATTTTAAAGGATTCACATATGAGTGAAATTTATTTAAGTCAGGAAGCCCAAACGGCACTTTACAAGATGATCCACCAATCACCAGGAGTAACTCCTTCGGCAATTGCAGACATGCTTGGTGACTCTCATAAAACTGTTCTCAACTATGCAAATCCCAATATGGAAAACCATTTGCCTAGTTTAAAGAAGGTGGAAGCTATCCTTAATTACACGCAAAACCCATCACTTGTAAAAGTATGGGCACATCAATTGGGCTTCGTCTTAGTACCGGTTGATTGTGATGGTCAAAAACATAATGAATTGTCAATTCTGGAAGCACTACTACAAAGCAATGTCGCTAATGGTCTTGCAAATCAAAAAATTGCTGAAGTTTTGGAAGACAACATCGTAACTCTTCAAGAGTACGAGGAAACGCATTCTATTTTTCAAAAAATTATTGAGTTAGTAACCGCAGCTGATAAAGCCCTGCAAAAAATGGCTAAAAGCCGAATTCCTATAAACCTAGATATAGAAAAGCAAAAAGCCTGATCGGCAAATCAGACTTTTTAAGTATTTCATTAAATTTGGAAATTACAATGAATACAGAAAGTAATCTATCACAACATCCTTGTGAAAACAAATGTACTAAGTTCAATGGCGAACAATGTAAGACCTGCTTAATACATGACATAGAAAAACGGGAGTTTGATTTGGGTTTAGCGCCTGAATCTGACTATGTTAAGTGCCAGTTTTCTGAGGGTGATTTTGTTGTATTTAAAAACCACAGCCCCTTGACTGGCATCTATCAGATTGATGCTTTTCAACCAAATGAATATTACTGGTTGACTACAGGTGATCTTGTACACAAAAACGATATTCGTTTGGCAACTGAAATTGAAATTCAGACAAAAGAACGTACCCCTATTGATGTTTTAAAGCACTTCAAAGTGGCTAAAAAAGCACAAAGGGAGGTTTCTTAAATGGAAATCCTGACTTTCAATAATCTCGGCAAACATCAAAATGGTTGGGCAACTGTCTATATTGAACCTAACAATACCTACAGTAAATGCGGTGGCCGTATTACTGTGATATTTGAGGATTATATAGGTACTGCTTTCTTCAGCCACTGCGGAACAAATACCTTTAAAGAGTTTATTGCTAAAACTAGCTCTGGCTATTTGATGGGTAAATTATTCAATCAGAATAATCAAATTCCTGAGTCAATTTTCATAGAAGATGGTGATGCAATTCTTGAACTTATTTACCGTGAAAAGTACGGAGAAATTAAGGTTGCACGGGAATATGGCAATAGTTCTTTATCAAAAGATGCTTTAAGAAGTCTTCATAATGCTTTGTCGGGCGAACAATTTCATACAGTAAGTGAGCTGTATCGACACTTAGATTCTGATAAACAAGAAACAATGGATAGCTTGTTTGGTGAAGGGTGGGGATTTGACAGCACGCTAAATAAAGAAAATCCAAAATATATTTACGTCAAATCAATGGTGGATTCAATCATTGCCGAGTTTAAGAAATTAAGCGAGGTGGTGTCATGAAAGAACGTCCAATTTTATTTAATTCTGAAATGGTCAATGCCATTTTAGAAGGCCGTAAAACTCAGACACGGCGTATTCTAAAAAAGCAGCCGCCTGAGAATATGACAAGACATTGCTGGTTTTCATCTTCAACCTCAACATATGGATTTACTAATCAGCCTATACCTTCTTATAAGTGGTGGAAGATTAACTGCCCGTTTGGCCGTGTAGGTGACCGAATTTGGGTTCGTGAAACATGGGCTCCAGTAAATTTATACGGTGAAATCGCTTTAGCTTATAAGGCTGATAGTAAAGTAATCCGAGTTGAAGAAAATGAAAGTTTTCTGGATGAAGAAGGATTTATAAATTACGACGATCCTCGTCTAGAAAAATATTCATTTGCTGCATGGGCATATGATCTTCTTGATGGCAAAGAAGGGGTTTGGTCACCTTCAATTCATATGCCACGTTGGGCATGCAGATTAGTTCTTGAAATAACAGGTATTCGTGTTGAACGTCTTAATGATATTTCAGAAAACGATGCAATTGCAGAAGGATGCGATAACTCAAAAAGTGAAGCTGCAATTCAAATGGGGTGGTATGAACGTCCAGTTCGCGCTTTTAGCCGTAGATGGGAATGGATATACGGTAAAGATTCATGGAAACAAAATCCGTGGGTTTGGGTAATCGACTTTAATGTTATCCAAGGTGGTGAGTCATGAATCAGTCCTTGAAATCACCTTACCTTGAATCATCAAAACCATTTAAAACGCAATTTGCTCTTAACTTCAGTGAAAAGATAATTATTGATTTCTTCGCAGGTGGTGGTGGAGCAAGTACAGGGTTAGAAATTGGATTAAATGCACCAGTTTTCGCAGCTGTAAACCATAATCCAAAAGCTTTATCTATGCATGAAGCAAATCATCCTCATGCAAAACATTATGTGCAAGATGTTTTCGCCGTTGATCCGGTTGAAATCTGTGAAGGTCATAAAGTTGGATGGTTTCATGCAAGCCCTGATTGCACACATCATTCACAAGCTGCTGGTGGGCAGCCAAGAAAAAAAGAAATCCGTGATTTATCTTGGGTAGTTTTAAAAGTAGCAGGCAAGGTTCGTCCTGATGTCATTAGTTTGGAAAATGTTAAGCAAATTCTAAATTGGTGCCCACTAATTGCGAAACGCGATAAAGCTACTGGCCGTGTAGTTACATTAGATCGAATTAATATTAAAGGTAAAAAAAGTTACCGTGTTGCGGAACCGGGTGAGGTCGTTCCACGCAATAACCAATTTTTAGTACCAAATCAAAAATTGAAAGGCAAAACATGGCGTCACTTTGTCAAACAGCTTGAAAAGCTTGGGTATGTAGTCGAATGGAAATTATTAAGAGCTGCTGATTACGGCGCACCGACAACTAGAGAGCGTCTTTTCTTAATTGCTCGTTGTGATGGGCAACCTATTGTATGGCCGGAACCAACGCATAGAAGTAAAACGGAACGTTCGAGATTAATCACACGTGCTAGAAAGCTACCATTCTGGCGTACTGGAGCCGAAATTATTGATTTTACTGATTTGGGTAAATCAATTTTCGGTCGACCTAAGCCATTAGCAGATGCAACTTTAAGACGCATTGCACGCGGTCTACAAAAGTTTGTTCTTGATGAAAAAGAGCCTTTCTTTGTTGAATCTGCTACGCCTTTTATTAGTAGAGATTTTGGGACCTCGACAGGCCATTCAATAGATGAACCATTAGCCACGGTTACCTCTACATTTGGTGGACATAGTGCTTTGATCAGCCCAGTAGTCGCACCTTTCTTTACAGAATTTGCGAATGCATCACAGCAACGTAATTGGTCGATCAAAGAACCTTTAACAACTATTTGCGCTCAAGTTAAAGGTGGTCATCACGGTTTAGTCGCAGCTTACATGATGCAGGCAAATGGCGGTTTCTGCGAGACCGTTGGAAGGTCACTTAATGACCCTCTATCAACTATTACTAATACGGGTAGCCAGCAGCAACTTGTTTCAGCAGTTTTAAGTAAAGAAAACTTAAATGATGCTTTACGTGTCGCCACATTCCTAATCAATTTCTATGGCAATGGGGATGCAAGAGATATTAAGTCACCTCTCGACACTTTAACTACAAAAGACCGCTTAGCGTTAGTAACTGTTTGGATAAAGGGGGAGCCATGGGTAATTGTCGATATTCGTATGCGAATGTTGAAGCCACGTGAGTTATTCAGAGCTCAAGGCTTTCCTGATAGTTACGTTATCGAACATGGTCATGATGGCAAGCCTTTGTCTAAAACTGACCAAGTTTTCATGTGTGGTAATAGTGTTTCACCTTTACCAATGGCAGCGATAGCAAGAGCTAATAATCCATTTTTAAATCAATTCGATAGTCCCTCAAAAGCCCCTTCAAAGGAGATAAATACCAATGCGTGATTATGGGAAAGTCTCTCCACATTTTTGGACCGGATCAACAGGCAAAAAGCTACGCGAATGTCCCGATTCGATTGTGGTGGCTATGTACCTAATGACCTGTCCCCATGCAAACATGCTTGGGCTATATTACATGCCCCTTTTATATGTAGCTCATGAAACTGGATTGGGCTTAGAAGGGGCTAAAAAGGGGCTTAAATGGGCGTGTGACGCAGGTTTTTGCAGCTATGACGAAGTGTCAGAAATGGTTTGGGTGCATGAAATGGCCCGCTTCCAAGTTGCTGAGTCCCTTAAACCTACAGATAACCGGTGCAAAGGCATTCAAAAAGATTATGACTCATTGCCAGCAAACCCTTTCTTGTCAAGCTTTTACGAGAAGTATGCAACTGCGTTTTGTATGACAAACAGACGTGAAGGAAAAGGTACTTTATCACTATCAAATCTAGCCCCTTCAAAGCCCCTTGTAAGCCAAGAACAGGAACAGGAGCAGGAACAAGATAAATCTCTCTCTCAAGCGCCAGCGCAAAATTTTAAAGAGCCGGATGATTCTTGGAAACCAAACATCGAACACCTGTGCACTATTTTGCAAAAATCAAAATACTCACAGCGTGTTCAAGAAATCTTATTGATGGATGATTACGAATTCCATTTGAGCAATTTTAATGCTCATCACGAAACGAATCGTTATCTGACAGACAATCAGAAACACAGCAAGTTCGCTCAATGGTTATTTGAAAAGTTTGAAAAACAAGAAACTCAAAAAGCTAAGCAAACTAAACCAGCAAATCCAACTCAATCACAAGGTGGCAGCGTAAATCAGGCATTTGATCAACAACAGCCTGATTACGATGAAAACGTGCAACCGGTGAAATTGGGAGGTAATTTCGTATGAACGCAATGTCAAAATTTAATTATCAATTCCCGCAAGCGGAAAGTTTTTGTGAAACGCACAATCAGCAAAAAGTCCGTATGGGAGGTCATGAAATCTGTCCTGCTTGCGCGGCTGAATATACAAAGCAACAGAATGAACAATATGACCGTGATGTAAAGCGCCGTGCATTTCAGACACATATGTCTACAGGTATGTTGCCTGAACGTCATAAAAATTCAGGTTTTACAAACTACAAATGTGAGTTGCCTGGTCAAACCGTAGCTTTTAACAAATGCGTGGAATACGCCGACCTAATCATGAAAAACAAGGTCAGGAATCTCGTTATGGTTGGAAAGACGGGTACTGGTAAAACCCATCTTGCATGTGCAACAGCACGCACACTGCTAAAAAACGGTAAAAAAGCCAGATACATCACAAGCGAAGAAATTGCTCAAAGAATCATGCAGTCGTGGGATAAAGACACTAAAGATGTGTCAGAAAAGTCCATTATTTATGATTTTTCTCAATACGATCTGCTAATCGTTGATGAATATGGGTTGCATGACCGCGATAAACGAAAAGAGCTAGTACATAAAGTTTTATATGCACGCTATGACGCTGGCAAACCAACTATGTTGATTTCAAATATGTCTCTCTATGACACAACTGACCGTATGGGCAAAGTGATTCATGGGCTTATTTCAGATTTGGGCGACCGTTTATGGTCTCGATTCCAGCACGGCGGCTTGACTCAAGTTGAATGTGTTTGGGCAGATGCACGTACTACAGGTGGTCAGGCATGAACGCAAAGTTAGATTACGCAAAACGCGATTACTCAATGTCTTATTCAAATGTTTCTTTGAAATCAAAGATGCGTGAAGCATTGGCTACCGAAGTCGCAGATTGGGAAGCTCAAGGTAATGAAATTAAGCCGTTTGAGAAAACTGAAAAAAATCAGATTCGTATTAAACATGGTGCAGATACAGCTTATAGAAAACTAGGTTGTCGATGTGAAAAGTGCATAGCTTGGGCTCGTTCAACAGGTTTGTTATTAACAAAACCAATGAAAGAAAAAGCCAAGAAAGAAATCAAACAATTGAACTTTGCAAAACTTCAGCAAAAGATGTTGCAAGCATTTGCCGAAGATTACGGCCAATCATGGGACTTTTTAGCAGCGAAAGCTGGTTATGCAATAACGGCGTATCAGTTGCGCCGTATTTATGAAGGCCAGTCAGAGGCCACCGTATTAGATTGGAACATTCTTAAAACGGCTCTGCATATTCTGGAAGTAGAAGTATGAACCGTCGTATTAAACAGCGCCAACGTCAAAGCCGGAGTATTAGAGCCATGCAACAGAATAATGAAAAACCGCAAGTTTTAGAAACACTGGAAGATATTGAATTAAGCCCAAATTGCGTTAAGACATGCGCCCATGAATGGGAATTCAATGAGCGTGAATCAGATCACTTGTATGACGTTTATGACTGCAAACATTGCAATGAAATTAAGTGCATTAAGGAATAAATAATGAAATTTGATCAATACTTTTTAATTTTCCTTGCCTCATTTGCCTTCTATATTGCGGTTAGATTTTTCTATAAATGGCTTACAGGAAGATTCAACAATTTTGCAATTATTGAATGGATGAACCGAGGTTTTTCATTCGGTTTAGGTCTTATGGCCTCGTTTGTTGTGATTGCTGTCATTGTTCATCTATTGCGAGGATTTTACCTATGAGAGGTTATACCGAAATATTTGAAACAATGCTGAACTCATTACGTGTTTTTGCTGAAAGCGAAAAACCTTTAAATGTGAAGGAGATTCAATATGAATTTGGATTGCACATTAGAACAGCTCAAAGAATAGCAAAAGCTTTAGAAGATGCGGGCTGGATTACCAGTAAAAAAACACGTTTTGGCAAATTCTTTACTGCAACAGATAAAGCAAAGGCTTTGTTTAAAAAAGAGGAAGAAATTACTGCACAAAACAATGTAGTTGAATTTTTCAAAGTTCATGGACTGAAAAAGGTTAAACAAATAATTGATGAATCACCTGATTGGGCTAAGTCTTATTACGAACCAACAGGTCAATACCAAGACCAAGAATGGTCAGAAGCGATGTCTGTGGGAATTGAAGACCTCAAACGTCTGGTGGAGTCTTTGGATTTGGTTAACAATTGCGGTGGTTTGGCTATCGCAAATAAAATCACATTTCAAAAAAGACTGAGAAATGAAAAAGCAACTCATTTCATACAACATCCTGAAAATCAAAAATTAATACAGCTTTTGGGGCGAAATCAGCGCAAACCTAAAGAAGCCATTAAATTCGATTTATTTGAACAAGCCATCCGCGACCACGAATCAATATACGGAGGCGGTGAATCTCATGCCAACTAGATATAACACAGGCGAGTATAGCTACTATCTTGAATATCACTATGGAGATATGTCAGCAAGCATGGAGATGCTTAGAGCACGTTTAATTGAATTGTTGACTCCTCATCTGTCTGGCCGTTATGTGAAATGGAGAGAAGCATATTTCACATGGTTTACAAAGTGCGGCGGGGATTCGGGGTGGATGTTTTGTGTAGGTCCACACGAATTTCATATTGATGGGGCGTTAAGGCGCTATTACTCAGGTTCTATTGATATTACCTACAACCAGAAAGATCGATATTTCTTGGTGGGTGAGAAAAAGAAAGTCAAATGTAAGGCTTGTAAGGGGTTTGGCTTCATTCGAGATGATGGGTGGGGGCATATAGATAAATGTGAAATGTGTGATGCAGAAAAAGGAGCCAGCCATGAGTGAGTTTAAAGCGGGTGATTGGATTAAGCGGACAGACAAAAGAACTGAATCTATCTACCAAATAGACAGTATTGATAAAGATCTTATCAAATGTAATTTCGTAAAGAATGGGGAGAACTGGTGCCTTCACACAACAAAAGGTGAAATTGAATATGCCACCCCCGAAGAAATAGCAGCAGGCCACCGCATTGATGAGTCAGTAGACCAAATGTTTAAAGATGCAATTGAACATGGTAACGACTTAGCAATGGTGTCAATTGAAGGTGTTGAGCACGTATCTATTGCTCAAGTAATAAGGATGTTTGAGATGGATAAGTGTAGAGAAGCTTTCGAACGATTTGAATGTGAGAAATACGAAGCAAACTATGACGATATGAAGAAAAATTGGGATTGGTACGAATCTCAATTTGGATATCGCTATTCTCCTGACAGTCTACGCGGGAAAGGCTGGGCAATTTGGCAGGAAGCATGGCAGCACCAGCAAGCGAAAGTGGAGGAGCTGCAACGCAGAAATCAGATGCTTAACGACAACATAAAAGAGCAAGGTCAAAAGCTCGTTTATCAAAACGAAGTGATTGAAACACAAGCTGAAAAACTGCTTGGTTTAAGAGATGAGAAAGCAGAGCTGCAAAAGCGGGTGAAATGGTTAGAAGATCGCTTAAAAGCTACGGACACATTAAGCAAAATGCGTGCTGCCGTAATCGGATCATTTAAAACCCAAGATTTTAATGCATGTACTAGAAGAAAAATGATGATCCTGAAAAGGGCAGAGCAAGCGCTCAAGGTAGGGGAAAATTGATTTTTTATGTTGAGGCAATTGGCGGCCCGGATAACGGTGAATTAATTGCAACTGAACTGGATGTCTATTTTGCTATGCCGCCTCAAGAGGAATGGGATTGGTGGTCTCAAAAAGACCCCGTTAATACTATCCTTCCTACAATTAATTATTACCGTGAAAGATGCCGTTACCATTTCTGCGGGAAGAACTACTATCGTGAATTTTTCATATGTGGTGACGATAAAAGAGTAAATGGATGTAGAGCTTTAAAAATATTGGATTCGTATTTTAACCCAGTTTTCTTGAGACCTAAAAAGGGTGGCTAATATGGGAAGAAACCAAACTAATTGGTTGTTGATTGTCTTACTTATCATGCTTGTATTTCTAGGTGTAGGTTTTTCAATATTTAACAGTATAGAAGTATGCAAAACACATGATATTTATTGGGTTAATGGTACTCAATACTCTTGTGCATGGGTTAAGTAATAGGTGCATCTATGGATAAGTGTAAACATGGTTTTGATAAAGCTTGCCTGGTGTGTGGTTTTGGCGAATTTAATGGGCGTCGAGTCTTTTATGAGTGGAAATATGAACAAGTGTATTCGAGCTTTACAAACTTACATCACGCACGAATTACTGCACCAGAAAGTTTAATTAAACTTGCTTTAGAGGCGATTAATAATGAAATCGGAATGTGTAGACAAACTGAATGTAACTTGAGCTTTGGAATCTCAAAACGTAACCAAGCTTTTGTAATCCGTGAAACTTTGCAAAATATCGAAGCCATTTTGAAAGGTGAAACAGTCGAACTTATAAAAGACAATTCAGTTCAAGTAGGCAGTAGGGTATTAGTTGATTTTTATTCGTCAAATAGAGCTGAAACGGATGGTACTCATATTCATGGTTATGGTGTAGTAGATCAGATAGATCAAGATGGTAAGTTTGTAATAGGGCATTTAGAGAAAGGGGGATTTTTCGGTTGTCCAGCAACTGATGTCAAACTTGCTATGAGTTTAGTGCCTGAAGCTATCTTAGAAGCTGAAAGACAAAGAAGTTTAAACAAATAGTAGAAGTAAATATTACTTCAGTATTTGTCGCCGTTTAAATATTTAAATTACTTAAATCTCAATGGAAACAGGGTCCCGATGAAAATGGATTGATTCGGGAACATCAAAGAAGTTGAACTGAGTAATTTTGATGAGTGAAATCATTATTGGTATTGATCCTGATCTTGAAAAATCAGGTGTTGCAATTAAAAGTGCAACACATTTGGAATTAAAAAATCTGGCATTTCATGAGGTGATTACTTTATTTGATACGAATCGCGACTTGATAAAGAAAGTAGTAATTGAAGCTGGTTGGTTAAATACGAAATCTAATTTCCGAAATATTCAAAGTCGTTTAGTTGCAGAGCGCACGGCAAAGAATGTTGGTGAGAATCATGCTACGGGTAAATTACTGGTTCAGATGGCGGAGTCAAAGGGTATTCCTGTTTTAATGATTAAACCAACTAGAACGAAATTAGATTCAGAAAGCTTTAACCGGGTGACAGGTTGGCAAGGGCGAACAAATCAAGAACAGCGAGATGCTTGTATGTTGATTTGGGCCATGAAAATTAAGAAGTGAGGTTATACAGATGGGCGTAGAAGTAACTGTTATTAATCAGTTCACACAATTTGAATGGCTAGCAAAAGGTTTAACTGCACAATCATTGGATTTCATACGTGCTGGGCATTCTACAGGTTCTAAACCGATTGATTTCCAAGACAGATTAGGTGCAATAGCTAAGATGAAAACACAACTCGAAAAGTCGATTACAGCTTTAATTATCTTTAATGGTAAATCTGAAAGTGATTATGATTATATTCGTAATTATCTTGCTCATATTATGATGAATGAAGCTGAGAAAGATAAAAAACGTGAGCCAGAACATATAGCTATTTATCACTTGTCGTGGTTAGTTGCCAGAATGGTAATTGATTTCACTTTAAATCCTGAACTTGAAAAGAACTTTACATCAATGGGGCGATTATATTATGCGGGTATTCCTGCTAATAAAATGTCTGTAGATGTGTATCGAATGACATGGAAAACATACGAGAAAATGATGCAGGCAGCTTTGGAACAGGCTATTCAGGATGCAGAAGAAACAATACGACAATACCGAAAGGATACTTACAAAGAGTTACAATCATAAAGTTTTCATTATTCTGAAAATTGACGTATAGTTTTATTAAGATGGTCGTATTTTGTTTATGGCTTATCTTTTTCTAAAGCTCATCTAATAGATGGGCTTTTTGCATTTCTATGGAGCGAAGAAAAGATGGCTTGGCTTTCAAATCAACATGCACCTACTAAACCAAATCAACTATGTATATTGGCTATTAAAGTAGATGATGAATCTTTCGGCTATCTGCCAGCCATTTGGGATGTATGTAACAGTCAGGATAAACATTTTACTTTAACTGTAGATCGTCCTGATCTTGGTGACGTAATCAAATTAAATCAGGTTGATGCTTATATGATTTATCATCCTCTTACTAGTGAAGATGTAAAGTCATTTTAAAAGCTTTAGCTACATTTTCTTTGTTCAGATTCTTTTTATTACATTAGTAAATAAATAAAAACTCGGTCCCTTTTGGAACCGAGTTTTTTTGTATCGAGTAAAACTGGGGACGAAGTACTGCGGTAACAGTACCTCGACCTCCTGACAGACCTTGACTGTCAAAAGCAAGCCCAGCCTATCGTGCACACGACCGGTGAAGGCTATCAAAAATGTAAGCTTTTGCACAGGAAAATTTTTATGAAATCAAAGCCAATAATTCCATGGCAAGGTGGTAAAACCCGTTTAGCTAAGGATTTGTTGAGTAAATTCCCAGAGCATTCGTGTTATGTGGAATTGTTTTGTGGTGGAGCTGCTCTATTTTTCTTAAGAGAAGACCAGGCAAAGACAGAAGTTATAAACGATCTAAATGGTGAGCTAGTAAACCTATATCGAGTTGTTCAAAATCATTTAGAAGAGTTTGTAAGGCAATTCAAATGGTGCATATCAAGCCGTCAGGTTTTTGAATGGGAAAAACTAAAAGTACCAGAAACACTAACGGATATTCAGCGAGCTGCAAGATTCTATTACCTTCAGCAACATGCGTTTGGTGGTAAGGTTTCTGGTCAAACATTTGGATACGCAACAACTGGACGCTCTTTAAATCTTTTACGGATTGAAGAAAGTTTGAGTGCAGCACATTTGCGTTTGAATGGCGTCTACATAGAAAATCTGAGTTGGGATAATTGCTTTGATAAGTATGACCGTGAGCATACTTTTTTCTATGCAGACCCTCCTTATTTAGACACGGCAGGTTACGGCATAGATTTCCCACTTGATCAATACAAATTACTTGCTGCGAAAATGAAGAGCTGCAAAGGCAAAGTAATGTTATCAATTAATGAACATGAATTGATAAGAACAATCTTTGCAGACTTTAGGATTGAAAAGACAAGTATTACTTATTCAGTCGGCCGTGACTTAAAGAGTAAGAGTAAAAAGAGTGATGAGTTGATCATCATGAATTATTAATTGAGGATTGTTTGATATGTCAATCAGAGGTTTAGCAGCAGCATTCAAAGGCTTAACAGCATCATTAATTGCTGTTGATGAACTTGAGCGTTTATTCCCGCTTACACCTTTGATTAAAACAACCCAAAAGCCTAATAAAGTCAGCCAAAAGAAGCGCCGTTTAAAAGCACGTCGTCTTGGTAAATATAGCTGACAGTAGTTTTGCCGAACATATTACGGCACATAAAACCGCATTAATTAATATTGATGCGGTTTTATTTTTTTATTCGTTATAACTTTTAGGTGATTGCAATGGCTTGTACTGGTTGTGCAAAGCGCCGTCAATGGTTGAAGGAAAGGAAAGATGAGCTCGAAAGAATCGCAAAAGCAGCAAGTATGCGGCTGCGAAAAGTTACTTCCTTTAATGGAGAAGTTATTAGAACAGACAACAATTCTGATTCAACAGAACGAACGGAAAGATAATATCGTTCTTGCTGCGATTGAACAGAATAATGAATTATTAATGCAATACCTTGATGAAGAAGAGGTAGAGAAGACAGGTTCTCATTATCTTGATTCTAAGCCTAAAACACTATGAGTTGGAGTGAATATGGCTAGGTTAAAACAGCTTAATCCTTTCAGGTTAAATACTTTAAAGACCAATGAAAGAACTATAAAACCTCAGACCAATTCATGGCGTTCTAATAAGTCATCAACGCAACGTGGTTATGGCTATAAATGGCAACAATACCGTTTAGAGTTTTTGAAATTAAATCCACTTTGTGTTTATTGTCAAAAGGAAGGTGTGGTTACGGAGGCAACAGTGGTTGACCATATCGTTCCTCATCGAGGAGATGACAAATTGTTTTGGGATACAAAGAATCATCAAGCTTTATGCAAACTTTGTCATGACAAAGTGAAGCAAAAAGAAGAGCAAACAGGGTAAATATGAAAATGCACTAAAATGGTGCTGGTGCCGTGGGGAGGGGAAAAGTCAGAGGGCCTTCACATTCTAGACCGCCCCCCTTCTCATTTATAAAAAAAAATCCCGTTGAGTTAAAAGTTAAAGGAAAAAGTTAAAGGTGAAACAATGGCATTGACCGAGAAAATGAAAAAATTTGCTCGCGCCATTGTCGAGGGCAAGAGTAATAAAGAAGCAGCAATATTAGCGGGTTACGCTGAAAAATCTGCTTCACAACAGGGGTCAAAATTAAGAAATGATCCTGAAATTATTATCTTCATTGAAAAGTTAAAAGCAGAAAAAGAGGGGCGAACTTTAACTTCTGAGAAGCAAAAAGTTAAACCTACTGATAGTGGGGAAGACTGTAATCCATTAGATGAGGAGTTCCCCTATACAAAAGATGATCCACTTCAATTTTTAATTGATGTAATGAACAACAAAGACAATGAAATGTTTTTGAGGTTCAATGCGGCTAAAGCTGCTTTACCCTATACACATGGCAAAGTGGCTGATAAAGGTAAAAAAGAAACTAAAGCTGAGGCAGCAAAAAATGCTGCAAAAGCCGGTGGTAAATTTGCGACTCTACAGGCTCAAATGAAACCTAGTTAATTATCATTTTAGGTAGGAAAATTAATGGCCATTTTTGATAAAGAAATACATAGACGCGAAATAGATGCCACTTTAAGTGATACGGAACTTAAGGAAGCTATCCTTGATTATGTTTTAAAAAAGACAAATATCAAAGGCGAAGAATTTACACATCGTTGTTGGGTCAGTAGTTCAATGACATCCACAGGTTGTGAATATACTGGTCGCTGTGAAATTAAAATTGATCTAAAGAGTAAATCATGAATTTCTTAGAGGCAATTGAACAAGGTCTTCAAAAAGCAAATGATGTGGAACGTATTAGATCAGAAATAACCGAAGTATTAATGAAGTTAAATTCATCTTTGGCAAAATTTACTAATTCAGATGCTGCAGCATTTGATTTTACAAAAGACTCAATTCGTCAATTATCTCCAATAAAAATAGATTTTAATAATTTTTCGTATCCCATGAGATTGGAGTGCGGTAATCGAATTTTGCAAGCAGAAAGCTTTCGTCTTTTTGTTGAAAGTTTATATATCTGTATTCAAACAGCAACTTTTGGTGACTATGTACGAGAACAAATGATAATAACTAAATTATAATATTAATAATAGCCATACTATGAACATGGAAACATGACATATGATTAATAATTACATTAAAAAAGAGAATGTAACTGAAAGCTCTAAAATTATTACCCGTTTTGGCGGAGCAGATAAAATTGAAGCTGCTCTTATGAAGTGTGCTTGGGATGATGTTTACTGTTGGGAAACGGAAAAGTGGTATTCAGCTAGGTATTGGCAATACCATAAAATGTCAGTGAAATACACTGGCATAACGATGTGGGAGCTTTATTGGCTTAAAAAACAGGTAAATTAAAATAGAGTTCCTATAGAACAGGTTCAGATTAAAGATTGAAGTTTAAATCAACCGCCGAAAGGCGGTTTTTTTATGGGTGTAATTTATGAGTGCAATGCTTCCAGATTGGACAACAGCGTGTCCCGACTGGGAGAAAAGAATTGTTAGACGCGAGTCGCTCATCCCTTGTAAACCGCTATTTCCTGAAGTTGCAGACCTTGCATTAAATACTTTTAAACAACTTGCGTTAGTTGACGTTGTTGGCGATTTTGAAGATGAAGAGGGGAACCCTCGACCGCCATTAATCAGCGAAGTTACTAAAGAATGGGTATATGAGTTCGTTGCTTCAATTTTTGGAGCATATGATCCTGGTCGAAAACGCAGATTAATACGTGAATTTTTCTTATTAATTTCTAAGAAAAATACGAAATCAACCATTGCTGCAGCAATTATGCTGACAGCATTAATTTTGAATGACCGGCCTTCTGCTGAGTTAATTATTCTTGCTCCGACTAAAGAAGTTGCTGATAACTCCTTTGGGCCGATTCGGGACATGATTAAGGCTGATCCAGAATTAGCCGACATGATGCGTTTGAGTGAGCACACACGTACAGTGACTCATGAAGGCACTGGTGCAATTCTTAAAGTTGTTGCTGCAGATAGTGATGCTACTGCTGGTAAAAAAGCTTCTTGGATTCTTGTTGATGAACTTTGGGTATTTGGCAAGAGGGCTAATGCGGAATCAATGTTGCGTGAAGCCACAGGTGGTTTAGCATCCCGACCTGAAGGCTGCATTATTTACTTAACGACTCAATCTGATGAGATCCCGGCAGGTGTATTTAAACAAAAATTAGATTATGCACGGGCTATTAGAGATGGAAGAAAAGTTAATAAACAATTTCTTCCACTAATTTATGAGTTCCCGCTCAGAATGTTAGATAAGCGGAAACATTACAATCTAGATTGGTGGTATGTCACAAACCCTAACTTGGGTGCTTCAGTTGACATGGATTTCTTACGAAATCAATGGGAACAGGTACAAGAAAACGGCGAAGAATCAATTAGAGATTTTTTAGCCAAACATCTTAATGTTGAAATTGGCATGAATTTACGTGCCGACCGTTGGGCCGGTGCAGATTTTTGGGAAAAACAAGGCAAGAAGTTTGAACTTGATTTTCTTATAAAAAAATCAGACTGCATCACAATTGGTTTTGATGGGGGTGGTCTTGATGATTTATTTGGTATGACCGTTCTTGGGCGTGATGCAAAAGACAGATCAATTTGGTATCTGTGGACTAAAGCTTGGGTTCATCCAATCGCTTTGCAACGAAGAAAAGAAATTGCACCGCGATTACGTGATTTTGAAAAGCAAGGCGACTTAGTAATTGTTAAGAATATCGGTGAAGATGTAACCGAGGCGGGCGAAATTGCAAAAAAAGTATTTGATACAGGGAAGATGCCCGAAAAAGCTTTCGGATTAGATAAGTTAGGTATGCCAGCCTTGCAAGATGGTTTGATTGATGCAGGTATACCATTTGAAAGTTTATTTGCCATTCCGCAAGGCTACATGCTGTCTGGGTATGCAACTACAGCGGAGCGTAAACTGGCGGAAAAAAAACTTTTTCATGCTGATCAACCTCTAATGACTTGGTGTGTTGGTAATGCGAAGGGGAAACGATCAGGCAATGCAGTTATAATCACAAAACAGGAATCTGGGGTTTGTAAAATTGACCCTGTTATATCTATGTTTAATGCAGTTGCCCTGATGAGCTTAAACCAAGAACCGAATGGCGGACGAATGACTGATGAGCAGTTCATGGATGCCATTAGTAACCCCATAATTGTTTAGAGGTATGTATGTTAAAAAGTATTCACGATAGTTTCTTTCAATACCTCCGTAATGTTGGAAAACCACCTGAGTTATTACATGTAAAACCTGAGCTATATAATGAACTTTTACTCACTAAGAGTGGTGGAAAGTATGGTTTGGGTCAACCTCTAACACGGGACCAAGCAATGACTTTCTGTGGAAGAGAAGTGGTTCGTTGTGAAGAACTTTTAACAGAATTTGAGTGGTTCCCTAAGAAAAATTAGACATTTTCTTAACCACAGAATGAATTAATCAAAATTCCTAAGTCATGAAGCCCCTTAAAAGGGGCTTTTTTTATGGGTAAAGAAAATGAGTTTACCAGTCGTTGTTTATTTAATCTTGCTGCTTTGCGCTGCTGTTTGCTTAGTTTCTGGTGTGTATTTGTTGGTTGGGTTGGCATTCTCACTATTAGCAGCAAGTGTAGTTTTATTTGGTGCAGCGGCATTTTTAAGAAAAGGAATGGTGTAAATGAAAACGCTATTACAGACTCTTAATAGTGCAGTTGTAGCACCGCAGAATAATTCGAGACAGCAAAGTGGTGGATTAACTGACGTAAATTTTTGGACTTCTTTACTTGGGTTTTCTTCATCAAGTGGGAAAAGTGTCAGTGTTGAAACCGCATTAAAACTTGACGCCGTATGGGCATGTGTTCGATTAATCTCAGAAACCATCTCAACACTTCCACTTGTTGTTTATGAGCGGCAACCAGATGGAAGTAGAAAGCCCGCAATTAATCATCCTTTGTATCCAATTTTGCGTAATCAGCCAAATATTCATATGACATCGGTTAATTACACGCAATGTTATGCGGCATCTTTATTGTTGCGTGGAAATGGATACTCGCAAATTAAGAGAAATTCAAAAAATGAAATTACAAGTTTGAATTTCCTTATGCCTGGTCGGATGCAATTAAAATTTAATGATCGTGATGACCTTATTTATTCGTATACAGATAGAAAAGGTAAGTTATTTATCATTGATCAATCCGAAATTTTACATACTCCTGCGTTCTCATTAGACGGACGAATTGGTTTGTCACCTATTCAGTACGGGGCAAATGTGTTTGGCGCTGCTATGTCAGCAGATGATGCTGCAAATAGTACGTTTAAAAATGGTCTATTACCTACGGTCGCTTTTGAAGTGGATCGTACGATGAATGATGAACAAAGAAAAGTATTCAAAAATTATGTAAAAGAAGTATCTGGTGCTTTAAATGCCGGTAAATCGCCAGTATTAGAACAAGGTGTTACAACTAAAGCGATCGGCATAAATCCTGCGGACGCTCAATTGCTTGAGTCAAGAAATTTTAACATTGAGTCGATTTGCCGTTGGTTCCGTGTACCCGGCTATTTAATTGGATATAGCAGTAAAGGGCAGACTAAATGGGGAAGTGGTATGGAACAGGAAATGCAAGGTTTTCTGACATTCACATTACGCCCATGGTTAGTTCTTATTGAACAATCTATGAACAAGTCATTACTTACACCGGCAGAAAGACTTAAATATTACGTTGAATTTTCTATTGAAGGCTTGCTTCGGGCAGATAGCAATACTCGAGCAGAGTTTTATTCCAAAATGGTCAATAACGGTATCTACACTCGAGATGAAGTCCGTGAAAAAGAGAATTTACCGAAACGCGGCGGTATCGCAGATGAGCTTACAATTCAGTCTCAAAATGTACCGATTAATGATGCTGGTAAAGATAAGTAATTTTCTAAGTAAAGGTTAAAAATATGAACAATTCTGAACACGAAACTCAAGGCCATGCGTCAGAAAGTATAGTTTTTGGCACAGACATTCATGAAGATCATAATGGCGTTGTAGTAACGCACAATGAGCAGATTCAAGTTGAGAATTCAGAAAAACGTCATGAATTAAGTCATGGTCATTATTACGATATTTTGTCTGGTGAGTTAGTTACACCAATTCAATTTCAACATGGTCCAGTTAAGGAACATGGGGTGAATGGTATAACTAGTGAAGCGCTTTTAGCCATTTTGATTCATCGGACTAAAATTTTGAACAATAACTTTCCATGTGAAGAAAATAAGCGAGCGATAACTTACATGGAAAATGCACTAGCACTTTTTGAACAGCGTACACGTGATCGACAACAACGTGGTGTTGAGGGCTTAAATCAAGCCTAAAAAATAATAAACAACTTAAGCAAGCGACCTTCGGGTCGCTTTTTTTTCGCCTGCAGAAAGGTAAATCAAATGAGTAAAAGCAATATGCCGATGGCACCGAAGGCCCTGAACAAACCAAATGTTCGGTTTGATTTGCCTGAAACTGTGCTGAGTAAGTATCAACCAAATATTAAGGCTTCTACCGAGACTGAAAACACTATCTCAATTTATGAGCAAATTGGCTACGACTATTGGGATGGGTCAGGGGTTACAGCGCAACGTATTTCAGCAGCTTTGCGTTACATCGGTGATGAAGAAGATGTAATTGTCAACATTAACTCTCCTGGTGGGGATGTATTTGAAGGTTTAGCAATTTACAACCTTCTCAGAAGTCACAAGGGCAATGTCACTGTACGTGTACTTGGGGTTGCTGCAAGTGCAGCTTCAGTAATTGCCATGGCAGGTGATGAAATTCAAATTGCCCGCGCGGGCTTCATCATGATTCACAACTGTTGGTCATGGGTGGTTGGCAATCAACACGATATGCGTGATGCCGCTGATTACCTTGCCGTTTTTGATGAATCAGCCACCGATATTTACCAAGCCCGAACAGGTTTAGACAAAAAAGAAATCACGAAACTACTTGATGCTGAATCTTGGCTTTCAGGTTCTCAAGCTATTGAGAAGGGCTTTGCTGACGATTATTTGCCAGCAGACCAAGTCATTGAAACAGAAGAAGAACCTACACAAGCAGCAATCCGCAAAGTAGATCAAATCCTCGCAAAACAACACATTCCGCGCAATGAGCGCCGAAAGCTTTTTCAAGCCATTAAAGCCGGCACGCACAACGCTGTCGCACCTAAGAGTACGCCTGACGCTACTCCACAAACCACGCACGACGCTGGTTCAAGTCATACGTTTGCCGACGGTTCGGCTTCAAAACTTTCAAACGCATTAAAGGACATCCTCCCATGACAGACAAAACTATCGAAAAAGAGTATCAACAAGTTCAAGCTGACTTGAAACAGGTAACTGATCAATTAAAGCAGCATGCAGAAAATTATGAAAAGCAAGTTAAGCAGTTTGGTGAAGCTAATACTGAAGCTAAACAAAAGGCCGATGAAGCTTTATCCAAGTACAATGATTTGAGCGCTACGATTAAAGAGTTGGAGCAAAAGCTTGATCGTCCTGCGGGTGGCGGCGGTGATGAGCCAACTAAGTCAGTTGGGCAGCAAGTTATTGATTCTGATGCTTATCAATCAATGGATAAAACATCACGTACATCTATGCGTGTGAAAATGCCACGTCAAGCAATTACAACGGCGACGGGCCCTAATGTAACCCCAGACAATCAAGGGATTGTTTTACCTCAAATGCGCCGTATGACTATTCGTGATTTGTTGGCACCGGGCCAAACAAGTAGCAATAGTATTGAATATACGGTGGAAACTGGGTTTACAAATAATGCTGCACCAGTAGCAGAGACCAACCCAAAACCATACTCTGAAATCACGTTTGAAAATAAAACAGCGAATGTACGGACAATTGCGCATTTATTTAAAGCTTCGCGCCAGATTTTAGAAGATGCACCAGCATTGCAATCATACATTGATGCTCGTGCTCGTTATGGCTTGCAGTTGGTGGAAGAACAACAATTATTGTTCGGTAATGGAACTGGACAAAACTTACTGGGTATCGTTCCACAGGCTTCAACCTTCAATGAAGATTTGATCAAAATTACGAACGCAACTCCAATTGATCGTATTCGTTACGCTTTACTACAGGCGGTACTAGCTGAATTCCCATCAACCGGTATTGTTCTTAATCCCATTGATTGGGCTGATATTCAGTTAACCAAAGATAATGAAGGTCGCTACATTATTGGTAATCCTGTAAATGGTAATGCCAATACTCTTTGGAACTTGCCTACTGTTGAAACGCAAGCGATGGTATCTGGTCAATTTTTGACAGGTGCATTCAGCCTTGCCGCTCAAATCTTTGATCGTATGGATATTGAAGTTCTTTTATCTACTGAAAATGATAAAGACTTTGAAAACAATATGGTTTCAATTCGAGCCGAAGAGCGTTTAGCACTTGCAGTTTATCGTCCAGAATCGTTCGTTACTGGATCGATTCGTAAAGCAGTTTAATTTACGTAAATCATAACAAAAGGGCTAGGTAGTACTAGCCCTTTTTTTATAAGGATAAAAAACATGTCAAAAGTAAAAGTAAAGCTCTTGAAAACATTTATGCATGATCGACAAGTTCGTGTAACTGGTGAAGTTATTGAGGTTTCACCAACTAAGGCCGAAGAATTGTCGCGTCTAAATCTTGTAAAAATTATTGAAAAAGATGAGTCACCAAATGGTGACACGTCGGTCACCATAAATAAAGAAGAGACACCTGCAAGTGATACCTCTGGTGAAGAACAAACTTCAGAAGAAACACTTGCACAAGAAGCTGGTGAAGAAGAAGTAAAAGCAAAATCAAAACGTACTCGTTCTGCTGCTGCAAAGGAATAAAACATGTCTGTGCTGACTATTAGCGAAGCTAAATCTCACCAAAAAATTGATGACGATGATGATTCAGAAATTTTGAGTAAATTAGAATCTGCTGAACTAATGGCAGCACGATTCATGGGGCGCTACTTCTATGCTAATGAAGCAGATAAAAATGCTGGTTTAGAAGAAGTAGCCAATATTTTGAACGAAGCCAAAACTAAAGCTAATCAATTTGAAGAAAATGCACGGAATGCAAATGATCAAGAAGAACGCGAATTCTATATGAATCAGGCTAAGCAAATTCTATATGAGTCACGTACTGAAGCATCTATGCGTATTAATGGTGTTGTGATTAATCCAGTGATTCGAGCAGGTGTTTTATTAACTTTTGGCTTTCTTTACGAGACGCGTGAGGCGACAGCCGAATTGCCAGTTTCTGCAGAAAATACTTTATTTCCGTTCAGAATAAATTTAGGGGTCTAAAGTGAAAGCAGGAGAACTGAGACATAGAGTTGTTATACAACGACATCAACAGAATGGACGGGATGAGGATGGTAATTTTTTGCCGGGTCAGTGGGTTGACTATAAAACTCTTTGGTCGAAAGTAACACATGTTTCAGGCAAAGATTTAATCGCTGCTCAAGCAAATAACAGCGAAATAGTAGCCAGAATAAAGTTCCGATATAGAACAGATATTGATACTACGATGCGAGTAATTCATAAGGGGATTATTTATGCGATAGACAGTCCAGCATTGGATGATGCTGGAAAAGGCAACGAATATTGCACATTCATGTTAACGGGTGGAATTGAACGATTCCCTGATTAATTCGGAGGTTGTATGTCTGTTGAAGTAAAGATAGAAGGCCTGCCTGATCTCGAAAATAAGCTAAGACAATTGGCTGATGAAAAAAAGGTAAAGAAAATTACTCGTCAAGCAGCCAGAAAGGCTATGAATATTGTAAGAAATGCTGCACGAGAGAATGCAAAAAGAGTCGATAATAAAAAAACAAGTGAAAAAATTTGGAAGAATATTTCAACTCAGGCAGGAAAAACACGTAATTCTAGAACAATAAAAATGCGTGTCGGTGTAAGAGGCGGTGCATCATTTTCAGATCCAAATCCACCTGAAACGAGTGGCGGTGATACTCGGCACTGGCGTTGGGTAGAATTTGGTAGTTCTCATCAACCAGCTATTCCATTCATGAGACCAGCTTTAGCAAATAACCTTGAGAAGGTAACTACAAAATTTTCAGAAAGTTTTAGTGAAGCTTTAAATTTAGAGTTGGCAAATTTATGAGTGATATTCCTATTTTTAGAATTTTAAATGCAAATTCAAAAATTAAAGCCCTTTTAGGGGAGGATTTGAAAGTTTATGAGGATGTTGCACCATCCGGCATTGAACCTCCATATGCAGTGTGGCAAATCATAACCGCATCTTCAGAAAATCACTTAGATTCACAAGCTAAGCTTGATCATGTGATGTACCAAGTGATTGTGTACGACACAGATGTAATAAGAGCTACAGCTATTCGAGCGGCAATTCGTTCAGTTCTTGGAGATCATAGTTATATTTTGAATTCCATGATTAACGGAAAAGAGACACAAACAAAATTATTTTCTCGTGGGTTTGACGCGAATTGGTTTGTTAAGCGCAAGACTTAAGGTGAAGTTAGAAACCTCAATCCATATTTAAATATTAATTAGAAGTAGGACCTCGCATTTGCGAGGTTTTTCGTTTTTGAACCCCGCATTCGCGGGGTTTTTTTCGCCGTAAGAAAAGAGGAGTCCACTCATGGGCGTATTAACACAAGGCACAGAAACATGGGTAAAACACGGGTCTCCTGCTGTTTTAACCAAAATTGAATGTATTACCGAATTGTCAGTTGGTGATGACAGCGTTACAGAAATCGAGACCACTTGTATGGAGGAACGAGAATCCTCCACATCTGAATATGGTTTAGTTAAACCGGGTGAAGGCAGTTTGAAAATTAATACAGACCCTGAAAATGAAACCCATGTCCTTATTTTAAATTTGGCTCAGAACAAAGCCAAAGTTGAAGTTTTTGTAGGTTGGTCTGATGGTACAGCTGCCCCCACATTGAATGGCGATATTGTAACTGTGCCACAAGGACGTTCATGGACCCAGTTCCAAGCACAATTACGGAAAGGTCCACCGATTTTTGATAAAGATTCATTAGTTAATCACACGATCCCTATGAAACGGCAGACACCAGCATTTGACACATTGAAATCTGCTTAAAAATTTAACCCCTCATAAGCCCCTTTATAGGGGCTTTTCTTTGGAATATTGAATATGAAACAGTTAAGTCCTGAACAAATTAAAAAAGGTATTTTGATTGGAAAACCAGAGAAAGTAACAGTTCAAGTTTTAGTAAATGGTGAGGAGTCTGAATTTTCAACCTATATTAAGCCATTTAACTATCAATCAGCTGTGGCTAATATGAAAGCTTACGGCGAAAATAAAGAAGCTCTTGCAGGTATTTTAGCAAGTTGTATTACCGACAAAGATGGAACACCAACATTTACAGAGGATGAAGTCCGCTTACACTTCAGTCAGGCATTAGTTGATATTATTTGGAGTAAGATTGTTGAAATTAATGTCTTGGGAAAGCAGACATTGAAATCGACGACAGAGAAGAGCTCATCATCGAAATCGCAATCGTTACAGGTAGGTCAATCGAAGAAGTTGAAACGACCTTCTCGTACAAAGAAATCCAAAAGTGGGACGCCTACCGAAGAAAACGCGGAAGCTTGAATATAGGGCTACGTGTTGAAGAGGTTATGGCGGAATTAAAGTTAATGTTTGCATCTTCAAAAGGTGTTAAAGGTTTACAAATATATGATTATCTACCACATTTTGATAAACCAGCGCCATTAACCTTTGAGCAAGAGCGATTGCTCAAAATAAAGAATAAGCCTTAATATTAAACCATCCATAGGGGTGGTTTTTTATTACCCCCTTTGTTAAATTGTTGAAAATTAATATTGGTGGGTATATGAGAAAAATTCTTTTTTTAACTTTATTAATTCCATGTTTATCTTGGGCAGCACCTAAAGGAATCACAATCGAAAAGAGTGGTTTTGATGGGACTACAGAAATAACAATGAGATCATATGGGACTTCCTCATGTGCCAAATTTGGTGGCGCTTGTTTGATGCTTGGAGCAAATTGGAAAAACAGCAATCCAGAAGAAGTAGTTTTAGAATTAAGTACGCTAAACTATTTTGCTGCGATGAGCAACCTATTGATTAATATTGATGGGGAAATAGTAAAAGCCGATCGAATCAACTTTGCACATGACTCAACACTAACTGGTAATTATAAAGAATCGTATCAACGATTTAAAATTGACAAACAAACCCTTACTAAAATTTTAAATGCTAAAAAGGTTTGGCTTAAAGTTAGTATTTCTGGTGGAAATTATCTTGAAACGAATCTAATTGATGAAGGCAAAAAAACATTAGCCTTTGACGGTCTAGCTCGATTTGAGAGTCAATTGAATTAACAAATTTTGAATATTGAAAACCTCGCAAATGCGAGGTTTTTTTTTGCTTGGAGAAAAGTATGGCTACGAACAATCTAGGAAGCCTAACCTTAGATTTAGTGACTCGAATAGGTAATTTTATTGAGCCATTAAATCAGGCTGAACGTAAAGCCAAATCTTCAGGTGAGAGTATCGCTTCTAGCTTTAATGTGGCAAGTATTGCGGCAAAAGCTTTTGGCGCAGTTTTGGCAGGAGCATCTGTTGCAGGAGTGACAGCATTCGTAACAAAAGCTATTGACGCTGGAAATGAAATTAAAAAATTAGCCCAACTTGCAAACGCAAGCACCACAGTTTTTCAATATTATGCAAAAGGTGCAGAAACAGCCGGAATTAGTATAGATAAATTTGCGGACCAGATGAAAGACATGCAAGACCGTATTGGGGAGTATCAACAAACGGCAGGTGGGCCTTTAGCTGACTTCTTTAAAAATATTGCGCCCAAAGTAGGTGTGACAATTTCTCAATTTCAAAAACTATCAGGTCCAGAAGCCTTACAGCTTTATTATAATTCCTTAGTAAAAGCAAATGTTAGTCAGAATGATATGAAATTCTACATGGAAGCTATTATTTCTGACTCTTCTATGCTTATTCCTTTGTTAGAAAATGGGGGAGCTGGATTTAAAAAATATGGAGATGCTGCGCAACGTGCAGGATCAATCATGGATGATGCAATGATAAAAAAATTATCAGAGGCAAAAGAAAATCTATGGATTATGAACCAGCAATGGCAAGGTGTTGAAGCAACCTTAATTAATGGAATTGTTCCAATTTTTAATATGGTTGCATCCAATATGGATAACATCTCGGCTGCTGCTACTGCATTAGCAACAGCTTTAGGTGTAAAACTGGCAGTTCAAGGGGCGATTTTAACTAAAGAATTTACCCTTGGTATGATTGAAGGCATCCGCTATCAGATGACACTTGCTAGAATGGCAGGGGTAACTTTGCAGACTGCGAGTGCTATGGGTGTTTTAAGAGGTGCAATGGCATTTCTAGGCGGTCCAGCAGGGTTGGGGCTACTAGCTATTCAAGGTCTCGCTGCTGGTGCAGCTTTTTTCTTTATGAAGAATAAAAGTGATGAGGCTACAGAATCCCTTAACAAACATGGTACTTCTGTCTCAGAAGTCATAAAAAAATATCAGGAATTGGATATTGCATCTCAGCGTAGACAAGTCCGTGCAGAAAAAAAATCTTTAGAAGAAATTACAGAAGAATATAACAAAGCAAATAGCACTTTAATTAGCTTAGCCATTAATATCGGGCGTTTTGACGGTTCAACTTCGGAGGCCTCAAAAAAAGCAAGTGAATTGGCGATGGCATTTAAAAAAGGTGATTTATCGGCAGGGCAATTTTTATCTGCAATAAATAACTTAACAGGCGTGTCTGAAGAATCAAAAGCAAAGATTGATGAACAGGCAGCAACTTCAATTAGATTAAGTAATGAATATGTCGCTCAGAAAAAGGTAGTCAATGCCTTATTAGAAACTACCGATAAGGCGACTGATAAACAATCTGAATTTAATAAAAAATTATTAGAAGCTGAGGCAGCATCAAAAAGAGCTCAAGCTGCGTATGCAGAATATATGAAGACATTTAATACTGATTATATGGAAAGTGCATATAAGCTAAAAATAAGACAAAAATTTGGTAATAAATATGATGAAGATGAACTGGCTGTCTTTGAGGCGTGGGCGAAAAGACATAATTATGATAGCCAGCAGATGCAGACTCCAGCAGCTTTAAATGATTTAGCTAACGCAAGACGTCTTTATGCTGTTAATAAAGAGATAAACGATTTGCAAGATAAAAAGACTAAATCAGAACAAGCAGCTACGGCAGAGGCAAAAAAACAAGCTGATTATGCAGAGAAAAATTACAAATATTCATCCTTAGAAATTGATATGCTCAAAAAAGTATCTGCACTAGCATCTCAAAATGGGTTGGACAAATTAGAAGAAAAATATGGGCTTCCAAAAAATTTATTGGCGGCTCTGATGGCCCAAGAGTCCAAAGGTGACAAAAATGCACGGAGCCCTACAGGTGCAATTGGGTATTATCAAACGACAGCAGATTATAGAAAAGATAATAAAATAAGTGTAGCTGATTCAAAAAATCTACCTGTTATCGCAGAAGTCGTCGCTAAAAATTTAGCAAAAGCCTATCAAGAATTAGGAACTTGGGAAGCTGCTATCCGTTCTCACAATGCTGGTGTGGCTGGGGCACAACGTTTTAAAGAGACTGGGACTGTAAAAGGGAACCCTGCTCGGGTGCAGGAAGTAAAGCAATTTCCTGATCTAGTAAATAAATGGTTAGTTGGCTTAAATGGGAAAACTGGCAAAGACTCAGGTTTTATACATGATGATCCAACTGAAATTTTAAAAGATATTCAGGATTTTGAGGCGGCTAGAAAAGCTACTGAGGAAGCGGCGGCAAAAGATCGAAAGTCAATACAGGAAAAATATTATTCAGATTTAGAGAGAATGGCCGCTGATAATGCTGAAGCTGTAAAATTAATTAATGAGAAATTTGCGAATGACCCAACTGAACGAGATCGATTACTCGCACTTCAGAAAAAAGCATATGAGAAAGATTTAGAAAATTATATTAAAACTCAGGATGAGAAAGTTAAAGCTACACAACAAGCGGTTCAAAATATAAAAGATAAAATTAATAAATTGAATCAAAGTGCAGCTGAATCATGGGCAAGAGCAACATTAAAACCCGATGAGCTGGCCCAATGGAATTTAAATAATGAATTGGACTCAAAACAGGCATCTTTAAATGGAGATTATCAGGATGTAAAAACCTCTATTAAGGACAATGAAGGATTGTCAGATACAGAAAAGTACCAGATGTTGCAAGATGCATATAAAGCATATTTAGATGCCAAATTATATTTGGACACGGAATATGCTTCTAAATCTAGAGAGTTACAAGATGGTTTAAATGCACAAACTCTATCTGGTTATTCTTCTTTAATGGGTGATATGTCTGGTATTGCGAAAGCATTTGGAGGTGAACAATCCAGAACATACAAGGTGTTATTCGCTATGCAAAAGGGCTTTGCTATTGCTAGTACATTGCTATCAAGTAAGGAAGCAATTAGTAAAGCATGGGCCTCAGCTGCTTTCCCTTATAACATTCCTGCCGTAGCGATGGCAGTTGCACAGACAGGTGCATTAACTCAAGCTGTTTCGGCGATAGCACCCAAAGGATTTGCAACAGGTGGGCAAATTAGAGGACCAGGGACAGGGACTAGCGACAGTATTCCTATTTGGGCATCGAACGAAGAGTTCATGATCAAAGAATCTTCTGCTAAAAAAATTGGTTTGGATAATCTAAATTATATGAACCAGACAGGTGAATTGCCTAAATCAAACACCAATCAGGTAATGGTTGCTACTTTGGCAGAGTTGCCACAAGGAGGAGATGTAATTAGCGCTCCAGTAACAGTCACTGTTACAGTAAACCCTGACGGCTCAAGTAATGTTGATTCAGCTGGGCAAGCTAAGGCTCTTGGGGATGCTTTGGGTAATGCTATTAGACAAGTAATGTTAAAAGAACTGAGACAGGGCGGAGTACTTTATAAAGCCATTAGAAGTTAAATATGATATGGAGAGTTTTCATTTAACTGAAAATTGACGTATAGTTTTAATAGAATGGTCGAATTTTATTTTTGACTAGTTTACAAAAAACCGACCCCAATAAATTGGGGTCGGTTTTTCATTTAATGATTAAGCTATAGATAGAACAGGATGTTTACCCAAAACTTTAAGGGCATCTATAACTGCATCAATCTTAGTTGTATAGCTTAAGTCGACAAGTCGTTGAACGGCTTGTCGTTGAATATGTAAACGTCGTGCGAGTTCAGATTGATTAACATTCTGTTCAAGCATCGTATTTAGCAAAAGAATTTTTGACCAAATACTTAGAGGGAGATCAATTACATGATCACCCTCTTGTATAGGGCTAGGCATAGGTATATGTCTATTATTTTCAAAATAGAAATCCATCGCCGTTATAAGTGCGTCTTTTGCTTCTTCAGTTGCTTCTTCTATAGAGTAGCCTTGTGTTAATGCTTCGGGTATATCTCTAAACTCAACAAAGTAGCAACCCGTTTTTGGGTTTAAAGTAAAAGTAGCTGGATATTGCATAATAAACTCCAAGTGAATACAGATTTGATGAAAGAACCGAGAGCTAACTCTCGATTCCTAATTGTTTTTTTATTCCCTTTACCAAGAAGTCGTCGATTTCCGTGTGTCTGGGGATTGTGCTTTGTTTATCGTTTAAGTAAACCTTGGTATGTTTACCTCCTTCTTTAAACTCAGCCCCTAGTTGACTTAGGAACTTCATCAAATCTTTACGTTTCACTTTTTCCTCTATCTGTTTAACATAGTGCTATTGTAAACATTATTGTTTACACTGTCAACAATAATGTTTACATTTTTTGATGTATTCAACTTATGGAAATACTATGAGCTTACTAAAATTTACTTGGGCACAAGATTTAGAAGGTAACTCGCAGACAAATAAATTTAATGTTTTAACCACAGCTTTTGGAGATGGTTACGAACAAAGCACAAGCGTAGGTATAAATAATCGTGCTGGTGAATGGTCGTATCAACGCACAGCGGAAGAAGCTGAAATTCTGGAAATTAAGGCATTCTTTGATCTACATAAGGGTGCTAAAGCTTTCCTATGGGATTCGCCTCTTGACGGAGAAGTAAAGGTTAAAACTGGAGAATATCAGCCAGTTTGCCTTGGGGCAGGTTACTGGCGAATTTCGACTACTTTTAAACAAGTTTTTACCCCTGAATAATTCCCTTTTTCTATTGCTCCTTTTAAGGAGCATTTTTTTTGCTTAAAGGAGCAGAATCATGACTGTTAAAACTTTAGACCTAGCAGAATCATATTTAATTGGTGAATTACGTACGCAACTAGCAGATGCACGTAGTTTTGGAAATGATCTAACTGCGGGGAAAATTGAGACATTAACGATCAATTACGATAAGTCTTCTAATTCAGTAAATATTGCTGTAGCACCCGGTGGTGGAGTGAATGGAAATATGACATTACTCGATGCAGACATTACAAAATGGACAATGCAGACAGTTTTAAATTGTAGCTATCTCTACGGCGTTAATGTGAATTCACTGATTTTAAAATATGACTTAGCCGCCAAAAAAATCAGTATTGATTACACTCCAGTTGCTGAAGCCACAGCTCAGGCTTAAGGTGCTCTTATGACTTTACAGAGTGACTTTCAAAAACTTGAACTGGATGGATTAATTCGCTTGTTTGAGTTAGATGCCAGCTCCTATGGAGTTGGCATACTAAGGTTCCATGGTCACCAACATGCGGAAAATATTATCTGGCAAGGTCAAGCATATGAGGCTATTAGTCTTGAGGTTTCGGGCTTGGAAATGAGATCGGATGGTAAAGCATCTGCGCCGACACTAACAATTGCTAATAATATTAATGGAATACAAGGTGCTATTTCTGCTTACTGCCTTCAATGTAAGGATTTTGTAGGCGCTAAAATTAAAGTTATTACTACACTTTCTAAATATCTTGATGCTGAAAATTTTCCAGATGGAAATCCAACTGCGTCTAATGAATCTAAAGAACAAATCTGGTATATCGAGCAAAAAACTTCTGAAAATGCCCAACAAGTAACATTCGAACTTTCAAATCCTATTGATTTCGAAGGGTTGAAAATTCCTGTTCGCCAAATTACCTCATTATGTCACTGGTGTATGGTCGGGAAGTATCGTGGGGAGGAATGTGGTTACACGGGCGCAGCAATGTTTACTGATAAGGATGAACCAACAGATGACCCATCATTGGATAGATGTGGTGGCCGTTTAAGTTCTTGCCGTTTGCGTTTTGGAGAGAACAAGTCCTTACCGTTCGGTGGGTTCCCTGCTTCAAGTCTTATGTGAGTTGTTTTTAAGTGTAACTTTTCAGTAGGTGAAGTGGTTGAATTTTGGGTGGTAGGTCGAGCAGTTTCAGGTAATGGGATGCAAGTACAAATTCTAGAAATAGACGGAGATTGGGCTGTAGTCACTACTGGATGTGGTCAGTGGCCAGAAAAACTTTCTAACTTGAGGAAAATTTCATGAAACTTGCAGCGAAAATTAAAAAAGCAATCATGGCCCATGCTGATGAATGCTATCCACAGGAATGCTGCGGAGTAATAGTGGGCAAAGATTACATTCCTTGCCGCAATATTTCTGATAAGACAGATCAGTTTGAAATCCATCCTGAAGATTTAGCCATGGCTGAAGATCAGGGGGAAATCTTAGCTTATGTCCATTCACATCCAGATGGCACAACAAGAGCATCGGAACTGGATTTAATTCAAATTGAATTACATCAAAAGCCATGGGTTATTTGTTCTTATCCTATTCTTGATTACGCCATATATGAACCATGTGGTTATCGCGCCCCTTTAGTGGGTCGTAATTATTTTCACGGTTGGCAAGATTGCTATGCACTGATTCGTGATTTTTATAGTCGTGAATTGGGCGTAGAACTTATGGATTTCGAGCGTAAAGATGCATGGTGGGAAGATAAGGACCATCCATCACTTTACCTTGAGAATTATGAAAAAGCGGGATTCTATGAAGTAGATACGCCGCAGTATGGCGATATGCTTGTTTGTCGTGTTGGGCGTACAGAGCATCCTAATCATGCGGTAGTCTGGCTTGGGGATAATGGGCAGCTTAAATCGGAACAAACTGAGCAATGCATAGGTTCAAGTCTAATTCTTCATCATCCATATAACCGCAAATCTGTTCGGGAAATATATGGTCAACAATGGCTTGAACGCACTGTAAAAATTTTGAGGCATCGAGATGTTAAAGACCATTAAATTATATGGCGTGCTTGGGCAAAAGTTCGGTCGTGAATTTAAACTTGACGTTGCAAATACTAGAGAGGCGATGAGAGCCTTGTCGGTTCAAATTAACGGCTTTGAAAAGTTTATGTTGCGGGCACATGAGCAAGGGTTACAGTTTGCTGTTTTTCTTAAAAGTAAAAATTCAAGCAATAAGCGCGGAAAGAAAAGAGCATCAATTTACGACCATGAAACTAAGAGATTAATCACTGGGGATAACATCGGTGAAGAACAGCTTGATATGAACACCCAAGCTGAAGTTATTCACATAGTTCCTAGAGTTGTAGGGGCAGGTGGTAATGGTGCTCTACAAACTATCCTTGGTGCTGTGATGGTTGTTGTTGGGGTTGTAATGCTTTATATCCCGGGCACCCAAGCATTTGCACCATCTGTAATTGCAGCAGGTGTTGGGATGATGGTAGGCGGCATCGCAATGATGCTAATGCCTAAAATCGATAACTCTCAAGATCAAAATCAGGATGGAAACAAAGCGAATAAGGGCTTTGGCGGAGCAGTAACAACAGTAGCTCAAGGTAATCCAGTACCAGTGCTTTATGGTCAACGTGAAGTGGGTGGCTTTATTGTTAGTGCAGGCCAGTACCCAGAAGATCAGATGTAAAAGTTAATTATATTTTAGAGGCGCTTTAAGCGCCTTTTTTATTGCGCGAGATTTATTATGGCGAAGGTGATAGGCGCGAAAAAGGGCGACAACAAAGCTCGTCAACCTGTAATAGCTCCTGATTCAGCACAATCAAAAACATTTATTAAAATCTTATACGGATTGGCTGAGGGGGAAGTCGAAGGATTAGCCAACGGCAATCAATCAATTTTTCTTGAAGAAACCCCTTTGCAAGATGCAAATGGGAACCTAAGCTTTTCTAATGTAAAAGTTGATTTCCGAAAGGGTACTAACGACCAAGACTATATTGACGGATTTCCTGCAATTGAAAGCGAAACAGCTGTAGGAGTTGAATTAAAGTCTGGTATCCCTTGGGTAAGAGCTTTTAGCAATATTGATCTTGATGCAGTCAGAATTCGTTTGAAGTGGGGACCTTTACGCAGTCAAGACGCTACTACTGGGGATGTTAGCGGTTTAACTATTGAATATGCAATTGATCTTCAAACCGATGGTGGCTCATGGATAGAAGTATTAAAAACAAAAATATCAGATAAAACATCGGCCAACTATGAACGTGCACATCGTATAGATTTGCCCAAAGCTGATTCCGGCTGGATTGTACGTGTACGTCGTATCACACCCAACTCAACTTCTGAATACGTAAGTGACAAGATGTATGTTGAAGCCGTCACTGAAGTAGTTGATGCAAAATTACGTTACCCAAATACCGCCTTATTAGGACTTCAATATGATGCTGAAACTTTCGGCAATGTTGCGAAAGTTGCTGTTGATTTAAAAGGGACCTTACTTTTAGTACCTAGCAATTATAACGCTCAAACACGCCAATACATTGGCATTTGGGATGGTACTTTTAAACGTGCATATTCAAATAACCCTGCTTGGATTTATTACGACCTATGCACAAATGATCGGTACGGTTTGGGCGATCGTTTAACGCCGTTAATGATTGATAAGTGGTCGTTATACCGCCTTGCCCAATATTGTGATCAGATGGTATCTGACGGATTAGGCGGAGAAGAACCTCGCTTCACTTGTAACGTTTATCTACAAAGTGCTAGTGAAGCTTTCAGTATTTTAACAAAGTTAGCTGGTGTCTTTCGTGCGATTGCTTTCTGGGATGGTGCAAACATCCATTGTGATGCAGATATTCCACAAGATACATATTTCACATATACCCGTGCTAATGTTATTGGCGGTCAGTTTGAATATTCAGGTACACGAGCGCGTGATCGACACAATGTCGTTAAAGTTGCTTGGGATAATCCAGCTAACCACTATAAAACTGAATATGAATTTGTACGCGATGAGCAAGCAATTGCTGAATCAGGACAAGTACGTATTCTAGAATTAGATGCATGGGGATGTACTTCACGTGGACAAGCTCAGCGTGCAGGACATTGGGCATTAAAGTCAGAACAAAAAGAAACCCGTACTGTTTCCTTTAAAGTTGGTCTAGATGGCCACATCCCTTTGCCCGGTAGAGTTATTGAAATTGCAGATGAGCTTTTTGCAGGACGGGCCAATGGGGGACGTGTATCTAAAATTTCTGCTGATCTAACAAAAATTACACTTGATCGAGATGATGTTGTTGCTAAGGCTGGTGATCGTTTAGTTATTAATGGCGAAAATGGAAAAGCTCAAACTCGAATTGTTCAATCAATCTCAGGCCGTGTTGTTAAGGTAACTTTGCCATTTGATGAAAATTCAATAGCAGTACAAAACGTTTGGGTTTTGGATGCTCAAGATTTAGCGACAATGAAATTCCGTGTTATTTCAATCTCACAAGATGAAAAACACCAGTTCAGTATTACAGCACTCCAATATAACCCTCAAAAATTTGATGAAATTGATAACGGTGCATTCTTTGAAGAAGCACCTATATCAATAGTCAATCCTTCAATTCAAGAACCAGTCAAAGATGTTTTGATTACGACCGAAAGTCGTGTTGATCAAGGTATTAATGTCATCACAATGATTGTGTCATGGACACAAGCAAAAGGTGCTGTTAAGTATCTTGTTGAGTGGCGAAAAGATGATGGATCGTGGATTCGGTTACCATTAACAGGAAATAACTCAGTCGAAGTACCTGGTGTTTATTCAGGTCAATATCAAGCTCGTGTTACTGCAATTTCTGCATTCGAAGTTGCTTCATTGCCTACTTCTTCAATATTAACGGATATTACTGGTAAGCAAGGTTTACCACCTAAATTAGCTTTTATTCGAGCCACTGGAATTTTATTCGGAATGAAGTTGGACTGGGGATTTCCGCCAACTGGGGCAAAAGATACTGCTTATACCGAAATTGAAGTTTCAACTGATGGCATCAATAATATTGCTCAATTAGGGTTGTTTGCATATCCGACTACCACTACCACAATCCAAGGTTTACAACCTAATCTTAGACAGTTTTATCGCGGTCGATTAATTGACCGGATTGGCAATGTTGGTCCTTGGTCTGAATGGGTTAATGGTACGACCACAGCAGATCCAGAAGCGGTTCTTGATCTAATTTCTGGTCATATCGGAGAAACCGATCTAGCTAAAGAGCTACAAACTAAAATTGAGAATACAGTTAATGTATCTGAAGCAGCAGCACAAGCAGCTGCAAATGCACAAACTGCAGCCAGTAATGCTCAAGAAGCGTCTAAGAATGCACAAGCATCTGCTGAAGAAGCAAAGTCAGCGGCTACGGAGGCTAAGGCGGCGGCTACAGATGCACAAGTACTGGCATCAGAAGCAGAGCAAGTGGCAAATGAGGCTAGTGCGATTGCAGCTAACGCGAAGAATGCGGCTGATCAAGCAGTATCTTCAGCAATAACTGCTAACACGGCAGCATCAGAAGCAAAAACTACTGCTACTAATGCGAATACGACCGCAACGAATGCACAAACAACCGCAAATAATGCTTCTTCGGCAGCATCAAAAGTTGCAAGTGATTTAACAACTTCAACAAATCAGTTAAACCAAAAAATTGCAGACGAAACTAGTGCACGTACCACGGCAATTTCTAAGTTGAATGATGGTCTCACCACTGAAACCTCTCAACGCAAGTCAGAAGATGCGGCGCTGTTAAGTAATATTGAGACTTATAAATCGAGCACTAACGGCACTTTATCTAGTTTGCAAACGCAAATTAATACTAACGCAACAAACACAAGTGCTAATGCATCAAAAATTACTTCGCTGGATTCACGTTTAACTACAAATGAAGGTAAAACGGCTGAAGCAATTAATGCAGCTGCCACCGCACAACAAACTGCCAATACCGCCGTTACTAATGCAGCAGCAGCAGCTTCGGCAGTTACCTCACTAAAATCAGAGTTGAGTACAGGCAAAGGCATCAACAATATCATTGCGCCTTTTTCTGATCCGCAAGAACTATCACCTTACATTATCGGTGCGTCGAGAACTGTTGCCTTAGTAAAATCACCAATGCGTATTAAGGGTAATGCTTATGACGTTACCTTTAATGCGGTGGCTGGCAGTATTTATTTTGGTTCCTCGTCACTAGCAACAGTCAATACTGCGGCGGCAGGTGTTGTCAGTGGCGGAAAGCGTTACATGCTAAGCGCTTATTTAAAGAACCTCGATGCCACTAAACAGGCAGATGTTTACTTTACATTGCATTGGTTTAAACGTGCAGCAGACGGCACTTTCACTGCTTCTCAAAGTGTTTTATTAAATCAGGCAACTAACAACACACGAGTAACACCTTCAAACGACGGCGGTACAATTAGCTGTAAAGCTGTAGCAGCACCACCAGATGCAGTTGCCTTTGCGGTTATCTGTTCTGGCAACGGCGTTTATAACGTCGCTGGTTCACGCATTCTCATTGACATGTTAATGCTTGAAGAGGTCGTTGGTGTCGATGTACCTGCTTCAACATGGACAGCAGGACCAACTGATTTAAGTGCTATTAAATCCGCTCTTGACGCCAATGCTTCTGCTATTAGCAAAATCGATACCCGTGTAACAAATGCCGAAGGCACTATTACAAGCCAAGGCAATTCAATTACGCAATTGAATAATAGCGTTACGTCAATCAATGGCGAACTTACGAAGAAAGCTGATGCTACGGCTTTAAATGCCTTAACCAACCGAGTTTCGACAGCAGAAGGCACAATTACAAGCCAAGGTAATTCAATTACGTCTTTACGTAATGATTTAAACGCAACCAATGACAAGGTTTCTTCAAAAGCGGACTCAAGCGCATTAAATTCCTTAGATTCTAAGGTTACAAGCATTGATGGAAGAGTAACTAGCAATACGAGTGCTGTGACCTCATTGCAAGGTCGTGTTTCAACCGTCGAGGGTGGACTTTCTTCGAAAGCAGATGCCTCAGCATTAAGCAACTATTACACCAAGACAGAAGCCGATGCTGCTACTTCTGGTGCAATTAATAGCTTCAATAGCCAGTTAACGATCGGCGGCGTAAACGTTGTTGCGAACTCGGAGGCACCACGCACTTCAACCGCCGCAACCAATAAAGAATATTTACTGTATGAACGTAGTGCAGAACTGAAAGCGTTCTATGACGAAAATCTTGAGAAGCCAATCACGATTTCGTTTGAAATGAGCGTTCCTGTGGCTGGACCGGTTCAAGTTTATTCGTCAAATGGTTCTGCTCACCAATTCGTTACTTCCGTTAATGCAATTATCGTAAATCAATTTGCCAAATATTCAGTAACAGTTAGTCCAAAAGCGCATACGGCAAGTACAACTGTTTCGACAATTGAGTTCTATGGAACGTATGGAACTGGCCGTATCCCGACGATTCGTAAACTGCAAATTGAAGCGGGCACAAAGGCTACCGCTTGGAGTCCTAGCCCTCGTGATACAAAGGCTGCAATTGACGCCAATGCTTCTGCAATTCAAACGACCCAAACAAAAGTTGACAATATCGATGGTCGGCTAACCACTGCTACAGATTCGATTACGTCACTAAATTCGCGCATGTCTACAGCCGAAGGAAATATCAACAGCACAAATACTGCGGTTGGTGGACTTTCGACACGCATGGCAACCGCTGAGGGCAAGATCACCAATCAAAGTGATTCAATTGCATCGCTACAAAATAGCGTCACCTCAATCAATGGAACACTGGCAAACAAAGCCGATTCAAGCGCGGTCAATAACTTAACTAGCCGAGTGGAAACAGCCGAGGGCAAGATTTCAAGTCAAAGCGGGCAGATTACTTCGCTTAGCAATAGCCTTGATCTAACAAACAGTAACTTGAACGACGTAAACGTTCTGGCGCGACTGTTATCTCTTGGCAAGCCTCTACGCGACGATCCAACTTTCAAAACGACCTCTGCTGGTGGTTTATCTGCATACAGTTTCCCTGCGGGAACTTCATGGGTTAAGCAAACTAAGTCAACAGACAACCCAACTGGCTCAACCCATGAAATGTTGATCAAAGCAACTCAAGCGTTGGGTGGTGGTTGGTATCCAACTGCACCTACGCTTGTACTCACTGCAAATAAAACCTTCTTAATTAAACAAATTATTAAGATGCCAGTGGGTACAAAATTACAAGCCATCGGTAATGCTACGGGTACGGGTGGATACATCCGAATCTTGGGTAATGATCTAGGAACTGGCAAATTTGAAACGTACTACTCTGTCGTACAAGGTGGGGCTGATTTAAGTGGCTCTACTATTCAAGGTCATTTCCGCGTAATTGCCGGTACTAACCCGCCAGTACCAACGGTTGATAATCCAGTCTTTGTCATTCTTGCTTCTTATGAAGTATTTGATGTAACGGCTGTGAACGACACCATTCCAAAGGCTTATAGCGATGCTATTGCAGCCAATGCGAATGCGATTAACACCCTATCAAATACAGTCAGCCAGCAGGGTAATACCATTACTTCCCATAGTAATTCTATTACCCAACTCAACAACAGCATTTCAAGCATTAATGGCGCACTTTCGAGTAAAGCGGATACGAGCGCATTACAGTCGCTTGATTCAAAAGTAACCCTAATCGACGGCAAAGTTACATCTAACTCTTCTGCATTAACCACATTACAAAGCAGCTTTGATGGGTTGCCGAATCAGGGCGTGAACTTGCTTGGCCCTGAGATTTCAAATCCAGTAGAAAAGCCAACCAACTGGACGTCTGGATTGCCATTTGAAATCATCCAATCGCCAGATACGGTAAATGTACGCGCGTTCCAATTCACGATGCCTGCTTATTCAAGGAACGGCACATACTTCAACATTGGAGGCGGCCAAGTTCCGCGACAGTGGCTAACAGAAGGTACATACATTTTTAGTTTTGTTGCCAAAACTGTTGGCGGAACCCCACCGCATGCTATTGAGTGGCAACTCTACAATGTAGATAGTACACGCCTGCGCTTTAATATTACCGCAACATTAACCCGCTATAGCGGGGTGTTCACGGTGCCCGCTGGTGGTGCCGCTGCATGTATGCTGTTAATCGGAAAC